TCAAGGGAAGGGCAGGAATCCTTGATCGCGGACGGCAGCAGGAAAGTATTTGTAGATCGTCTTCACTCCCACCCCTATCACATCGGCCACCTGCTGCCGGATTGCGCCCATACCCAACATCCTGCGGCATCGCTCCACAACTTCAGTGGTCATTACCCGGCGGCGTCCGCCCACTCTCCCCTGCTCCCTCGCTGCGGCTAAACCGGCTCGGGTACGCTCCACTATTAACTCGCGCTCCATCTCCGCCAGGGCGCTCATAACGTGGAAGAAAAAGCGACCTGCTGGCGTACTGGTATCGATGCTGTCGGTCAGGCTGCAGAAATTCACCCCACGCGCCTGCAACTCCGATACGAGCGTAATCAGATCACGCACGCTGCGGCCCAGCCGGTCCTGTTTCCAGACCACCAGCACATCTCTTACCTGCGGTCGCCACAGCACACTTTGACCAGAGTCACTTGGCATTTTTGTTGCTGGTCGTCCACTCACGTAGCCAATCATCATTACGAGGAAACCCCCATCGAAACGTGCACATAACAAAACAAAAAAATTATCAATAAAAACATTTTTTGATTTATCCCCCCCCACCCAAAAAAACACATGATTTAGAAACTACTTGCAAAAGAAATTTTGTTATATATTATTTATTTCAAAACATTGCTAGGAGTTGAGAAATGGAAAAAACAAACAACTGTGAGCCTCTGGTTTCTGTGTATATCCCCACGCATAATCGAGCTAACTTGTTAAAAAAAGCAGTATTGAGCATATTTTTTCAGTCTTATAGAAATATCGAAATATTAATTTGCGATGACGGTTCAACGGATAATACAGGAAGCACTGTTGATGATTTAAAAAAATCATCCCCATTCCCTATTATTTACATCAAAAATGAATCACCCATGGGTGCTTGCAACGCCAGAAACCGTTGTATCTCAGTCGCCAGTGGTGAATATATAACAGGTCTAGATGATGACGATCAGTTTACTGAAGATAGAATTTCTACTTTTATTCATGAAGCCTGTGTTAACAGTCGGCATATAATATCTGCAAATCATACATTTTCAGATGGAAAAACTTTAAAGAATGGACCATCCTACTCAGGTGAAATAACTTTTGATGACATGAAATTTAGGAACCACATTGGCAATCAAATTTTCACTAAAACAAAATACCTCAGGGAAATTGGTGGTTTTGATGAAAATCTTCCTGCATGGCAGGATTACGACGCATGGTTCCGGTTACTAAAAAAACATGGAAATTCGTTTAGAGTTTCTGCTTCAACATATGTTGTCAATGTTGACCATGGAGAAAATAGAATATCTACCAGCAGCAAGGCATATAAAGGACACCTTATGTTTCTAGAAAAACATGCTGTAGAACTATCTAAAGATCATGTTAAGAGCCTGAGGCTAATGGACTTAATAAATAGACAACAAAAAATCCCCCTTTCATTCATTTTTAAAAACATTTCAAAAAAAAACATTATAACCATGATAAAATTATCACTATCAAGGACCATATCCTCTCTCCATCTATTAAAAAAGCAGTTCAGTAAAAACATGAGGCGTAATTAGTATGACTTTTTATATTAATTTTGAAATTTACTGCCCTGCTAATGAGTTAGGTGATGAGGTGATGCCTCTAATTAGTTGAATCTGATGTATAATGCGGGCTTTTGAGGTTCTTTCATGGCCAGCGTTAACATTCATTGTCCTCGTTGTCAGTCTGCACAGGTCTACCGCCATGGTCAGAACCCTAAAGGCCATGACAGATTTCGCTGCCGTGACTGCCACCGCGTTTTTCAGCTCACTTACACTTATGAGGCCCGTAAGCCGGGCATTAAAGAGCTGATCACTGAAATGGCCTTCAATGGCGCCGGGGTTCGCGATACCGCCAGAACACTGAAAATTGGCATTAACACCGTCATCCGGACTTTAAAAAACTCACGCCAAAGCGAATAACGTCTTCGCCCGTTGCTCATGCTGATGTGGCGCTTATCTGCGAACTTGATGAGCAATGGAGTTTCGTTGGCAGTAAAGCCCGGCAACACTGGCTCTGGTACGCGTATAACACCAAAACAGGGGGTGTACTGGCCTACACTTTTGGTCCCCGTACCGATGAAACCTGCCGGGAACTACTGGCACTGCTTACGCCATTCAACATCGGCATGATCACCAGCGACGACTGGGGCAGCTATGGCCGGGAGGTGCCGAAGGATAAGCATCTGACCGGAAAAATATTCACCCAACGGATTGAGCGCAATAACCTGACGCTGCGCACCCGCATTAAGCGCTTGGCTCGTAAAACAATCTGCTTCTCGCGTTCAGTAGAGATCCACGAAAAAGTCATCGGGACGTTTATTGAAAAACACATGTTCTACTAATTGGAAGCATCACCGGTGATGAGAAACTAAAGGTTACCGGATAATCTCCAACCATGATTTTAGCCTAGCCATCGCGATCTTTACGCTGCGAAGCGCTAGGCCAGAAATATCCTGCCTGACAATTTCCACTGTATAAATTAAATCTATTTCAACATCCTTGTCGCAGAGATATCCACCGAGGTAATGAATCTGAACAGTTTTTGTCGCAGATAATTTAAAGGACATTTGCACCTTCTTATTAGTTCGTTAAGGGATTAAACTCTGGCAGTAACTGGATTTCATCTTCTGCCCCTGAAATATCAGAATCCGAATCAACGTTTACCATGTAAATGCCATGGTAAATATCACTTCCATCTGAACATTTCGCCCAAAGGTGTGCGTAGTAACGCTCTTCTCCATCAATACCAAATGGCTTTTTGATAATGTCTTTGACATACATTGTCAGCCACGCTTCATCAGGGATGTTTTGTGTAACATGAATGAGGGGTGAGTGTTTAAACGACATACATACTCCGGTTAATTTTGAATTACCTGCCTGCCAAGATATATTTGCTGGGCGTAGAAGTTTGCGCACTCACGGATAGGCTGGCCCATCGCGGTATAACCATAATCATTAAAATGGTTGTAGTTAGCAAGAATGTAAACCCCTGACCATCCCACTGTTTCAACAGCACGCATAAACGATATTTCACCCTCTGCGATGTACACATTTTTGTTTCTGGCACTTGAGCGATAAGAGTTGTTTGCCATCCAGAAACGCACGTCCCCAGAAACCTCAACTCCGCTCCCCGTCCAGTCTCGCGATACAACAGATTGTGATGGTGGCGGGAAAAGAACAAGCTCCATATCCATGTTGACTTGCATAATATTAACGGACGCACTACTGGCTTCTGGAATGGGTTCGTTGACAGTCACTACGGTTCTGTCTGATGATATGGAGGCTATTGTATATGTTCCGACGTTAGGGCCGGAGCCTACCTTTAATGAATATCCTGCCTTTAATATATTTCCGCCATACTGCGCGTTGGCAAACGCATTCTGCGTAATAGTATTCGCTACTGGATCAAATACAAAACTTGTTGTGACATTAAATGTCCTTATTGGATATGACGATGCCACGCCGGTTGGTAATGCGTACGTTATTTTAGTCACATCATTATGTGGCGACGTGCAGACTATTGGAATAGCCCCTCGGGCCAGGCATTTATCAATGATTGCATCAAGCGTATTGGCTGCACCGGTATATGTTTCACCCGCATTGAAATTAGCCACTGGCGCGTCATTCATTCCTGGAATAATTAAAACAAAATCACTGGTCGCATAGGGTGAAGCATCAAGCTGCGCTGAGAACTGTGAAATAGCCGTAGTCGGAACACACTGGTTATCATTGATAATTTCCAGATTACCAAAAAACTTTAGTTGTTTTTTCAGTTGATCAACGAACTGCGCATTCGGCGCATAGACCGAGCCATCACTAGAACCAGCACCCACGCCTATCGATGAACCTATCGATGTGCAGATAATCTGATTTGGGGTGACTGTTTTGACCCCGTTTGAAAACGAAATATTCCCGAACGGAGACGTTACCAGCTTTGCCTTTAATGATGCCAGAGGGTCACTTACAGCTCCCTGCAGGGCGGTTACGCTTTTCCCCAGGTTGATAATGTCAGTTGTTGGATCGCCTGAATACAGAAGCTTAAAGTTGTTAACGGGAGACCCGCGATACTGAACTGTTACGGGTTTAGCTACCTGAAGTTCCCCTCCCGTCAGCGCGGTGTTTGCCCCTTTCAGCAGGGTACGCGTCACAGAGTTCCCGTACAGATCAGTAATAACCAGCGTCGTTGCGCCAGTGTTCGCCACCACAGGTTCAAACGTAATCTGAGTACCGTCACCCAGCAGGCCGGGGATAGTCAGGGAAATAGCGTTCGGGCTACTGGTGTCGCTCGTCACAATCCCTTTGGTATAGGCGTTGAGAATACGTGCCCTGTCCGCCGGGTAAGTCATCATGCGAAAATCAGAAGAAGCGGCATTGTACATAAGTAGACATGGGTAACCTGCCGCCAGGTCTCCCACAGCAAGAGCGGTGCCATTCGCCTGTTTAATCGTGCGTGCCGTCCACCCGTTCAGTGACAGCGTCGGCGTTCTCGTGGTGTTGGTCGCGCTGGGCGTGAATACAAATGCGCGCCCGGTGACCAGAAGCTGTGATGATGTGGTGTTGGCGGTAGTCCCTGTATACGCGTCCGCCGTCATTGCCACTGCCGAAACAATCGCAACAGAGTTCAGCTCGACGCTCAGCAGGCGTGAATTCAGCTCTGCCGCTACCGGACCGGATGCGACCAGGACGAAATTGTTTGCCGTGCCTGTGCGAAACTCCATCAGCACCGGCTGATTCAGCAGCAGCTCATTACCCGCGAGTGCCGCAAAATTTTGCTTCTGGATGGCACGAGTAACTGTATTCCCTTTCGCGTCAGTAACGGTCACATTGACCGCGCCGGTATTCAGGATCGGTGACAGAAAATAAATCAGACTGCTATCCACCAACAAGCCAGGGATAGTGATAGCGATAGTGTTTGCCGCGCTGCTGCTGACTGCGGTCGCAGCCTGATAGCCAGTTGGTAGCGCAGAGAGCATTTTTCTCCCTGTGGTAACCAACGTACCGGCGACATTCATATACTCAATAGCCAGATACGCGTCATCGGAGCTGCGCACATAAGTGGTGCTCCCCTCCGGGATATTCGCAATATCTGCCTGTGCGTCGGCAATCGTCATGTATTGCTTGCTCAGGGGGATCAGGTTCTGTCGTGTGGCCTCTACAGCAACACCTGCGGCTGCTGTTATTTTTATTGCAGTCCCAGAAAGTGAGTCTTTCGCATTCCCAAAGCGATCAATGTATATATCGCTTTCAGTATTCATATAGTCATCAAAGGCTAACGCATTATCGTTAATATCTTTCATGCTGTTAGACGGACGTAAATTTCCTGTGTTATATCTTTGAGGCATATAAATTCCAGGCAGGAGCTAAGCTCCGTGTAGTTAATAACAACCCAGCAGTTATTTGTTTGCTGATGACATAATAATTACAATATCATTCACACTGAATGATATTTAATAAATGAAGATGATTAATCGCTAACTCTTAAATGAAGGTAGAATTTAATTAACTAAACTCGTAGACAATACAAATTCCTTTATTCCCAGCCAATCCGTTAACAGTCGTGCCAGCTCCAGCATATCGACCGTCTGCGCCTCTCCCGAACTGACCGCCAGGAAATTGTGATAGGTAAGCTATAAAACCGGTAGCTGTTCCCGCTGAAACCTGCATCACTTGTGGCGTTTGCGCCTCCCCGCCACTTGAGGCAAGCACCACACCTTCTGACGTGTTTACTAATCCAGTATACCTGTAGGCATTCCCAGAAATGAACGCACCAGCTGATGCCATTCCATTCGCTCCAGCGCTACCACCAGCTACAGAAACAAGGCTACCAAATGATGACTTCGCCCCGTCATTGCCAGGAGCACCACCAGATCCTATAGTGACGCTTACTGATGATGGAACATCTTTAGCATCAAACCGCGATTTATTATACTGCCCGCTACATCCCGGCTGAGACCCACCAGTAGATGAGCTATCTGCAGTGATAGACTTAGACCCTCCCCCGCCAGCAATCATTTCAACTACTAAACTTTTTGTTCCCTCTGATTTTGTATAAGTACCACTATCATAAAAAACTTTTATATCAATTAGGCGGCCAGTAGTAACATCTTCAATTGCCTTTAATATTTGCGAGTCGTCGTCGGGGTTTAGTGCATATCCCAACCCTTCGACTACGTTAACCATTTCCCTTTGAAATGTGTTAAGCATTTCGGCATTAATAATTGTCGGCGATACCCCATTAGCAACATTACCGTTAGTATATTCGCCATTAGCATCAGCGGTATCTGTTGTACTTCCAACTTTTCTCATATTTACCTTCAGGATTTAATTTAAAGAGATATTCCCCGATGCCATATCAAATATCGTTGCAAACTCAGGGGTTACTTCATAAACGCCTTCATCATTAAAACCGAAAAGAATATAACCAAACTTAACCAGCGTATAAGATGGCGCCAGTGCATTTATACGGCACTCAAGCTGACGATTCCCCCATGAGCGAAGTGGATCCCCGCAATAACTGAGGCCCACCCGTGCATAAGATATCGTGGTATCCTCGGCCTCTACCAACCAGACGAATGGCCAGTCATCGCCATTAAGACCGTCACCGCAAACAGATAATCCAGCGCGCGCCTGTCTGTATTCTTTAATGGCGATGGTGTAGCCCATCGCGGCTGCAATGCTGATGAAATAGCTTTTTGACTGACCACCGGTACTGATTAATTTTGAGACGATTGCGTTTTGTCGCTTGGCGATTGTGTCGACCTCGCCAATGGAGCAATCATCAGGCAATCCAAGCGTATTTTCCCAGTCAGTGAGCATGATGGTGGCTGTCTTAGGGAAAGCGCCACTAAGAAGAGACTGAGCATCATTATCACTACGTTGAAAACTCCTGGCCAGCGCTCGAAGCACTGCCGTCTGCACTGCATTTTTATCTCTTGTCCAGGCTCTTCCTGAGGGGATTAAAGCCTGTAGCGCTTTAAGGTAGTCGTCAGTTGAGAAGAGGCTCATGTATAGTTCACCTCTCCACGAACGGCCATCTCACCTATTCCCGGCTCAATATTTGCAGATGGGGAAACCAGAATAAAACCAGCTGTCCCAGAAACATCCCCTATCGCACGGTTAAGGTCTGAAAGATAGATTTTTCCTGTTCCGAGAGGATCAGCAGATTCAAACAAAACGCTGTCAATAGCGTCAGCTATAGCAGCAGTTGTAGTGCTAATCGCATCAGAGATACCACTTATTTCAAAATCAATAACCCGCTCAGTAGGCGAACAGATGTAATTCAGGGAGGTGACAGGGGTAAGTGGGTACATATAATCGGCTACCCTTCCCTGATCGCCTGAAGCCTTCACTCCGCCCCATTCTTCCAGCTGCGATATACCATCCGTACCAACCGGGAACCCATGGTTTGTCTTGTCGTTGCCATCACACATGATGTAAATCACAACGGTTCCTGGGCCCATTCCTCTACGGCGAACCCATGCTCGTGTAACGCCCGATACGGCCAGAGCCCATGTACGATAATCAGTATCGCTGCCACCCTGCGGAGGATTTTGAAACAACAAAAGTCCGCGCTGGCGAAAATCCTCTTCATCCTCAATATCAGCACCGCCGGTGGCTGGCTGAATGAGCGTGACCGTGCTTTCAATGCCAGACACATTCGCATCAAGGGTCAGGATAGTACCGGCATCAGCATTTCCCAGGCTGCCACCTCCAGTGACATCCTCGGTGATGTCAGGTAATACGGCGGTAACAGCAACTGTTGCTGTGCCAGAGCTGCCAATCGTTACACCAGCATCAGTAGTGTACTGATAACCATCCGCGCGATTAATTACTGCACCCGCATCTAACGTCCTCCCTGATGTACCTTTGATTTGTGCTTCAGGTGATCGAGCTGCGGTAGCTGCTTTACGGTAGGCCTGTTTAAGCGCCATCCATCCAGCAAGCCATTCATCTGTCGATGTAAAAGGGGTGCATTGTCGGGCAATATAATCCAGATAGGCATAATGCAAGTGCGCCATGCCAGCATCCATATCCGCCAGCACCTTCAAATTTCCGAACCGGAGCAGAGAGCCGACCTTCTCCAGCTCCGCCTGCATGAACTGTTGATTTTCTGTTCTCAGCTCACTAAGCGTTTTTCTTTTAAATGGCATTGTTCAGTTGCTCCCATAACCAGAAGAATTTGAATTCTTGCCAGTCGCCGTCCGGGGGAAGATAACGGATGATAAGATTCAGCCTGTTCGGAAAAACGATTTCTGAGGTCGCCTGTATTTCCCTGGCGATTCCATCACTTTTTATCCATGCCAGCGCTTCTTCAGCATATTGCTCTGCTCGCATAGCTACGTCGCGGGTCAGTTTTTCTCTCCGCAATAACCACAGACGTGAACCGATTGTTTTCTCATTTCCCAGATCGCCCCACCATCCCCGGCGATCCGTCCCTTCATATGGGTCATCTGCGCGCGCAAGGCCATCGGTAAAAAGGCTGATCAACACGGCGGTATGCATATCATTGTCAGAGGTGAGAATGCCGAAATTTTCCTGCCAGTCGGCCTGCATCTCATCAATATTCCAGAAGGATGAAATATCACTCATCAGATACCTTCTCTGTGGTTTTTTCACTGGTGACAGTGCTTTCACCTGACTGAACCTCTTTCACGTCATGATCGTGAATGTTGTAGGCGTCACGCAGTTGTTTTACGGTTTTGGTGTTTGAATTGCAGTTGTCTACAATGTCGCCGGTGCACTTGAACATCGGCGTGTTGGCAAGGATGGAATCAGAAGCATTGATAGTGACGGTAGTGGCATTATTGACCTCTACGTTTTTACCCTTAGCATCAATGAAGACTCCATCTTCCGTCAGCAGGATATTCAGGCCCCACTGGTTATACATCACCGACTCACCTGACTTTAGTCCTGAATGCCGGTATCCCTGATGGTTGGTTGCAATAACCACTGGATTAGAGCGATCGCCACCCAGGAATGCGAGTACAACATCAGTACCGGCAGGAAGACCGGATGAAAAGCCAAACTCTGCGAGCCTGTGGGCGCTGGCAACTTCCAGAGGTGTCTGATACTGCACTGACTGCGTTCCGCCATCATCTTTCATCGCAGTAATTCGACCCACACCCAGCATGCTGGCGATACGGTTAGCAAAATGGCTAAACTTGCTCATTGGTTGAATCCTGCAAGTTGTTGGTAGAAAGCGTAAGGCTGAACGGCAAACGCTTCTGGAGGCATTAGCGTTAGCCTGGCATGGGTGCCATCGCTGTCGCGCATAAACGTTACGTCGGCAATCAGCAACTCGGTATTAGGCAGCTTTAGCGTGGGAATATTTACAGGAATCAGCGTATTTGGCTCCCATAGCTTCCCGGCTTTATCCCGCCAGCTATCTATCGTGACGCTCAGTTGCTTTGAGCGGCCATAACGCCTGTTCATCTCCCAGTCAATCGCGCGCTGTGCCTGCTGAGATGCCATCAGGGTGCTTTCAACGATAACGATACGCTTTCGATAGCGCATCTTTGCCGCTTCCGGATCACGCGCGGTAGCCAGAGTTACTGAGTCATAAGCAGTATCAGGTGAAAACCCAGCTATTGGTGAAACGCTCATCGAGATGCCAACATAGTCAGAAAACCTTTCCGACATATCAGCGCGGTAGTACGCCTGCTCTATGTTTTCCCCTTCTGCGACACCACTGGCAGCTCGACGGGTTCCCACTCGCGTGAGAAGCAGGTTACCGTCCGGAAGGTCATAATAAAGCAGCGCAGACCAGCGAGTTACTCGCTCAATTATTTCCTGCGGAGACTCCCCCCAGTTAATTGTGAACTGAGGTACATTAACCAGATCACTAACATCGCAGGAAACGCTGATGCCATACCATGAAGCCAGACGGGAAGCGATACTCAGCGCATCACTTTGGTTGATGACATTGTTTGGCCACTCTGCAGAGCAGTCCACCAGGTCCTGGCACTTGCTACGCCCGTTAGCTTGCACTTCATGTCTGGACCGTGTAATTGACGGCTCCCAGTTGTCAACGTAGCCCGTCAGGACCAGATCATTACCGATACGCACTTCGCAGGACTGCCCCTCCTGCACCAGCTGCTTATCATTAGTACCTGGGTAATAGTCCATTAACCCAAGACTAAAATCGGATGGGAATCGCTCTATGCTTCTGGTAACACGAACCGCATCCCAGCCCTCAATAGTTTTATTGCCGACCGTTAACCGAACCACATCCTGATCGTCGCTCATTGTCGTAATACCTTCATTGAGGTCGGCATAAATGCCGGGTGAGGAACATTCGACTCCTGAATAAGCTCATCAGCCCTTCCGGCGTTCTGATATAACCGGTTTGCCAGCGTCAGTGCAGGCAGAGGCTGTGCCGAATTAAACTGCATCAGCTCACTCAGGCCCGCAGAAAGGGTGTTCATGGTGTCGAGAAATGACGTTCTGACCTGCAGCAGCCCGCTGTAAAGATCATCATCTCCCCGGTCACCCGCCACCAGCAAGGCGGCATCGAGCTGGTTGGCCACGCGCCGGGTGATCTGTTCGGCTTCGTCGCGGCTCGTCGGGTTGGATTCTGATGCCGCGGCTGCCATAGCTACGCTGCACAAAACGATAATGAGGGTATTGACCGTTTCAGCAATCTCTGCGCTGGCATTCGACTTCTGATACTCTGTACTGGTTGCATTGGCCAGCTTTTCTAGTGCCGAAATCCGCTCGTTAATGCCGCCCGCACAGTTGAGAATGGCATTGATAACATCAGCGGTTCGCTGGACAAAATCATCAACGGTGGTGGAGTTGTTCAGTCCGGTAGCGGTGTCAGTAATCCTCTGCCTGTCCATAATGGATTGCGCAGCAACCTGATCCGATAACGACTGAAAATCGTCAGTATCAGCCGTATCCACACTGCCGGTCGCCCCGGATGACGAGCCACCTACCGTTCCCTTGCTGTAACGACCGTATCGCTGATTGCCGAACGTGGATTTCAGCACGCTACTGATATTCGTTACCTCATTGGTGGTGCTTTCAACCATATTCGTCCAGAAGCCGATGGTGCTCTTTATGGTTTTTATTGCCTGTGTCACACCGCGAATTTCACCCTTAATACGCGCGATAGTGCTGAAGACTGTTGTGCTGACCAGTTTCAAATAATTCGTGCGAACGGTTTTACCTGCCGCACTACTGCCAGTCACAGCAAAAACCTTTAACCCGGACTCGATCGCCATCAGCGTGAATTCAAATACACGCCCACTCTTCATATCGCCGGAGAGCGTCAGCCCATTTTCAGGAACTGAAACAGTCATCTCACCCAGCGTGGGGTGAATTAGCGTCCCGCTGCCTTTGGTTTCGCATGCGGCAATTAGCGCCAGACGCTGGGAAATAACATCACCACCGCCATAAATTAGGCTATCCTGAACCAGAAATCCCTTGAGAACAAAACGGCGGGTTCCGCGCCCCATATCCTCTATCCATGCCGTGTCCCGATAAGGATATTCATGTACAGCCTGCCGGCGTCCGTGACTCCCCTCTTCACTGATGATGGCAAAGGGGACGCCACGGAAGGAGCATGGTCGAAGCTGACTTTGCCAGTCTTCAACCGTATCTCCCCCCATCAGGGATGTGATCGCATCCTGAATGATTGCCATCAATCCTCCGGAAATAAAAAACCGCCGTTAATGGCGGTTATATGTTAATAATTCATGGGAGTGGTAATTTTTCCATTATTTTCCACGTTATAGGTTTTTCTCTCCCCCTTATCATTAATCATGGTTATTTCCAGCTTTAATGGATGCTCAGAAAAAGCATCCGTCAGAGAGCGAGTAATATTATCGGCCATGATGTTAGTATCACCGCCTCCATCAGTTGGAGACAGTATGGAGGGCGGTCTTCCATTACCTCCAGCGCCAGAGATGATGTCTCTTCGCTGTTGTGTAAGATTATCGCGGCTTCGCAAGCCTGACCACCTGTCATCCATAATGGCTGACTGTATCGCATTTTTCAGTTGCTCTTCCGTGTACGGTTGCGATCCCTGTTCATGCTGAATCATTGCTGCCATCAGATTTTTAAGTACTTCAGGGTTATGCAGATCAAGGCGTTGACGAGAGTCATAGCCAGTCCTGGCGGAAACATCGTTAATATATTGCTGAGTTTTATTTTCAGTTCGCGGGGCATACGTATGAAGAATGCCACCCGGAGTATTATTACCCCGATCACCATAAAGCATTAGTTGGCGAGCCATCGCAGCTAAACCATCGTCATCGCTGGAAAACGTAGAAAAACCCTGATTTCTTCCTGTTGTATTTGAGGCATCCCTCAAATTTCCAGGGTTGTGATTTCTAAACCCAAGGGTATTTTTACCATTCGGGCTGTAAACAATGGGGCCACGTGAGGTTTCTGGCCTAATAATGGCATTTACATCGTCACGTAATTGCTGCGAGCGATCCTGATTATAAAAATACTGCCGATATTTCTTCCTGGACTCATCAGTCATTACGCCAGCAGTAAGCTGGTTTTTTTCATTTCCGTTGAGGCTCTTCTGGAATTCAGGGTCCGCCAGCGCCCTACGCATTAGTTCAGAGTCATCACCTTTGTTTTGCCCAGCAAATCGGCTCATAGAGATGTTGTCGAAGTTATTCGCCAGCATATCAGTAAAGCCGCTGACCATATCCGTCAGGCCATTGGTATCAACGTAGGCATAAACCTTACGTTCAAGCTTTGATTTAAATCCATCCCATGAGGCGCTTGCTTCCTTGACCGCAACATCAAAGTTTGTCAGTTGCTGGTTCAGGGCAGGATCCACCGTCAATCCTACCTTATCCGCTTTTGCCAGAAGCCCGGCGTATTTTGCCCCTTCACGCATCAGCGTCAGCATCTCAGGTGTTAAACCCATCGCATCGGCAAATGACTTTTGTTGATCGGGTCGAAGTTTTGGGAAAATCCTTGCAATGGACTCAAGCGTCCTTAGCGTGTTGACAGAACCATCATTATTTCTTTCAATTTGGGCGCCAATCTGTGCCATTGCAGCCATGACACCAGCATTTTTACCGCTATTTGCTTCGTTGAGAGACTTGAAAATTCCCTCGATAGAAGATGCAGCACTTTCACTGTCAGCCCCTACAAGCTGCAGAGCCCCGGAAAGCCGGGAAAAGTCCTGAACACTCATAGCAGTATTTTGCGCATGCGTGTTCAGGTCATAAGCGCCTCTGGCTGCTTCCCGGTAGCTTTCTGCAAGCTTACCTGTCGCATATGCTGCGCCACCGATAGTACCGATAACTCCACCAGCCAGCCCCAGCCCAGCCAACTTGCCTGCCAGTTCTCCCACTATTTTCATGGGGGGGATCATGTCGCCAATAAACTGAACGTTATCGCGTGCAGTCCGGGCCATAATATCCAGCCTGGAATTATATCCGTTCAGCCCATCAATCGTCTCCTGCCCGCCTAACTGCAAGCCCTGCCGGGTCTTCTCCAGTTGGGGTTCAAGGTTGCGAACAGCCTCGTCGATCTGTGCTATTGCTTCGCTGACATGATCACCGGCTACCAGTTCAAAATCAAAAGAGTTACTCATCGTGTGAAGATTTCCTGATTTTGTTAATCCTTGAGGCCTGTGATACCCACCACTTCAGACGGGAGTAGGTCATACCCCACGCCCTGTCCTCAGTCCAGCGGAAATAAAATGTCACTTCAGCAGCAAGTTCCTGCCATGCTGTCAGGGCTGCCAGGTCAAAAAACTGAGCAGATAAACCTCGCACTTGCGGAAGTCGATAAAGTCCATCGGATGCAGCACGCTTTCGCGGGTGTCAGATACCAGAGAAATCAGTAAGCGCATTGCCGCAAGAGAGGTTGAAGAAGACTGTTTTTCGTAAAACTGCTCAGCCTGGCTCAGTGTCGGCGCTTTAAGCTCAAGTTGCTCATAGCGCGTTTTCTGTGCCACATCTTCAAGAGGCGTTGTAAGAACAATGATTTTCGTACGTTCTAATTCAGCCATCTTAGTTCTCCGTGACCTCAAACCCTTCCCAGCGAACATCGAACACTGCATCTTCGCTTTCAACTTCCTGGACGTTTACCGTCCAGAGCCCTCGACCAATGATTGTTTTGCCATTCGCCAGTTCCGCGATGACGTTGACATTGGTCTGTTTGTTAAAGCCCTGCACATTTGTGCCGCTACTATCGCGCAGGCGGGCAGAAATGTACGGCGCAACAGGCTTTTCTTTATAACCGTGTACGCCATCCATTCCGGTCAGCGTGGTACGGTTTACCGTTGAGGGCTGGTATTTGAACGAGCCTTCAACCATGACCGACACACCATTAACGGTGACATAGGCAGTACCGGCAATGCGGTTAGAAGTATCAGTCATGACTTATGCTCCTGTTGATTCAGCCTGCAGGCGGAACTGGTTAAGCAGCGCAAAAATACGCAGCTGATTGATGAGCGTTCCCGGCCACAGCACGTCAACGCGGTTCGGATTGGACGCATTTTGTTCAACGATAATATTTTTCGCGAACGCGTCAGCATCCTGGGCGTAACCGTTAAACACCAGCGTCTGGTATTCGGCGATCTGGTCAGCTTTGATGATGTTGGGCGTGACAATGGGCTGACCGGGTGCAAAGCGGGTGCCGTCGGCGGCCAGTTTCATGCGCCCGAACTTGCTGGTCACCGCTGTGCGGAGATAGCGGGTCACAAACATCAGGCTGAACAACGTTTCCACCTGCAGATAGCTGTCGTCTTCATCACCGTAACTGTTTTTCTGGTAGGTGGTGATGATGTTTTCCACGTTGACCGTTCCGTCGTCGGCGACGGTATACGTTGAAATGCCGCTGTACAGCAGGTTGTTACGCTCGGTTAGTTCAAAGCGGTCCTGCAGATCTGGCGCCAGCACGCCATAAACCGGCAGGCTCTGCAGCGGGCGGCCCGGATCATTACGCAGGCTCGGGGCAATGGCGCCGGTCAGCGCGGCAGACCAGATATAACGAGGCGTCGGAGAGCGATACACGCCCAGCAGCGTTTCATGCTGGTTATTTCTGGCCTCGCCTTTTGTGCCCAGTTCAGCATAAGTTCCCGACGTCGTGCCGAAAGCATGCCCGTACAGCTGTTTATCCCACGCCCAGCGGCCGGAAGCATCGTTCAGAAACGCCTTCATGGCATCAAGAGAGGCCGTATCGTCGTACGGGTTGATGATGAAATCGAACGTTTTATCCTGCAGATTGCCGAGTGCATCCACAAAATCCGGCGCGCCGGCGCCGCCTGCCATCGAGGTAATGGTCAGGGTGAGACCTGCAGGCGTCGATTCCCCGCCCTGCGTTCCCAGATAGTTGAGACGAATATCAATCCCGTTACCCAGAAGCCCCGCATTTTTAGCCGTCAGCTCGACCGTATCGGTCGCGTCTGATTTAACAGCTGCTGTAACCGGGAGGTCAGTTTTTTTGGCGATGGCGGCGACCAGTGCCGTAGCGATTTGCGCCGGCGTATCGGTTGCCAGCACGGTGAGCTGCACGCGGTTCCCGGCGAGGTAGAGAGAGATTACGCCCGTCTCAGACGCCTGTGACGCAACCTTGATACTCCCCTTCGCGGCCACCATTGACCCGGAGTCGTCCGCCAGCGGCAGGATCCAGATTTCAGCGGCCGTGTCATTCTTCTGATAGGCAGTCATCATGCCATGCAGTTGTGACCCCTTACCGGTCAGCTCTCCCACGCCATTCGGCGAGGAGACTTTGACGGGGATATTGACCTGCGTCGAACCAGCAGCCAGCATCTGGCCAATCAGCAAGGTTCGTTGCGTCGCCGTCGCAGTATTGGCCATAGAGTTGTCGAACTCGACGTAAAACAACGGCGTCCGGAGGTTACCGGGTACGCGAGAAAACGGAACGGTCATTTAAGCGTCCTCTTTTTTAGCGGTGTTCTTCACACCTTTTTCCAGCACCAGGCTGACATCGCCATCCTTCAACCGACGGCGCCAGAACGTATTATCCGGAACTTCCCCGCCCTCTTGGGGCAAAGGCTCTCCCCGGACGGGGCAGCGAACGCTAAGCCCGTCTTTTGGTTTTACAAACATGGATTACTCCTGCAGGTTAATACTGATGCCCGGGCGCGGTGTGCCATCCGGCATTTCGACGGTGATATCGATCCCCTCCAGCGGTGGCGGGTCGATGGGATAAAAATCTTCCGGCCCCTGATAATGTTCGATGTCGATCTCAAACAGCAGCTGACCCAGATGCGCTTCACCATCACCGTCAACGTCAATCGTTGAACGGATTTCCGCGTACTTCTGGATTTTACGGGTGAGCTCGTAGCTGTTGATGACCGCCCTTTCTACCTGCTCGCGCAGGTCCTCCAGCGATTCCTCGGCTCGTAGCGCCCCATCATCATCGGTTTCCCCGTCATATTCCTGGACGCGGCCAGTGATGCGAACGGTGGTCACCGTAGTAAATGCCGGCGTATTCCGCCCCTGCGCCTTTTTATGATCAAACGGGGTCTGAACCAGCAGCGCCGGATAGAGCGCTGCCGAGGTTGGCCAGTCCCGCGGCGAATAAACGCGGTCGCCGGCATCGGTGTGACCGGACAACGCTGTCACCACCATTTTGCGAATAGCTGATGCATTCATCGTGTTTTCACCACATTGAGGACAAGGCGGGATCCGCCATGACTGTCAGGCTCGACATTGGACACCACGAATAACTGATTAATGACGTGGCCGCCGACGGTCTTAATAAACACGCGGTCCGAGACTTCAGGCTGAGGTTTCCCCAGTTTGCGGAACTCGGCATCACGCACGCCGAGCATCGGGCTGGAGGTGTTGATCACTGAATCCCCGTCGAGGTTTTCAGCAGCCTGGGCATACCCACGGTCAAAAATGCCGTTAATCGTGAAAGGAGCAGTACCGTCTTTGGGACGGTACTCGTGTTCATCGCCGAAGACGCCATGTAGCGGACTCAACAGGTGTAAATCCCAGTCCACTCCCATCGCGTTTACTCCGTAGTAATTTTCACGCCACGCGCAGCAGATAACGCACGCTGCCGAAGAACCTGAACATCGGCGATCACACCTGCAGCCAGCAGACGTTCGGCGTCCTTACCGGAGACCGGAATACGCAGATTTTCGCGGTAAATCTCGCCGTCATGACGAATGCAGTTTCCCTTCAGAACGACGTATTCAGGGGCTGCGGTTTCATCTTCAGCGCCATCCGCATCATCTGCTGAATCGTCGTCTGTTTCGTCATGCTGTTGGTTATCCTGAACGATGCCGCCCGCATTCAGATCGTCAACGTTCAGACCTTCTTCGGCGGTACTTTCCGCATTCAGGTCATCCACCGACCCGGTTTTGGTTGTTTTAGCCATATCAGACCACCGTTGCGCAGAGGGATGCGTTGACCCTGCTCGGAATAACCAGCGGGGAGGATTGCATCAGGATAAGACGTTGTGCCGGATCTTCTTTAACCCAGGACTTGGGCGCATAAGCCAGCGGACCATAGTTGAACGCCGGGTCCAGAATCACGCCAAAGGCGCGGGTGCCCATCAGGTCCGCGCCGCTCATGATGACAGCGCCATCAGGGATCATCGGTTTCTCGACGTTATCCAGCGGGTCAATAAACCAGTCGTTATACAACCAGAGGTCAAAGTTACCCCAGCGGCCTTTGTAGATAGCTCCCTTCATGACCTGCGGGCCCGCATTAATCTGGTTACCAAACGGGCTCAGCGCCGGAAATGTGATGGCGTTATCCTTGATGGTGGTATCGAGTCGGAATGCACACCATGACTTATTCGTGAAGACCAGGTCGGTGGCGACAGAACCGGACTCTTTCAGGAAAGTGGTCTGCCAGACTTCGATATCATCAGAAGGTTGGGTATTGGTCGCGCCAGCGGCAACGGTCAGCGGCCATTTATCCGAACCGCTCAGGGTGATAGTCAGGTCGGAAGCACGACCGAAATCCACCACTTTGGTTTCATAGCCTTCCCCGGTAACCGTGACGGTTCCGGACACCAGCGCGCTGGCGGCCATCCACTCCAGACGACGGTTGATCATGTCGATTTGGTCAGTCATTTCAAACTGCAGATTCAGCATTTCACGTTCGGCGGCGGTGTATTCACCACCAATTCGCTCGCCGATCTGGCGACGAATGGGTTTACGCAGATCAGGGGCGCGCTTGTCTTTGATGTAAGCAGGTTTGAACGTATTGGTCTGGTATTTACGGGACTCGACCAGTTTACCCTCCACCAGCGGAGAGACAAACGGCGCCATACGACGCAGGCCGATATCAACATCAATCGCCACTTCTTCAGTCTCGTAGGTCACGACATTCGGGAAGAAGCGATCGAGCAGCCAGTTCTGACTGGTTTTCAGGTTAGGAACGACCTGTACCAGCACGCTGGTATCATAAATATTTTCCATATTCAGTCTCTTGATAATGCCAGCTGCACGCTGGCAAAAATTGGAATGAGTCAGCCCCTGCCGGTTAAAGCATTGGGTCAGAGGTAAGAGGGTTAAATCAGGAAGCGGCTACAGGGGCCTGAGTGCTATCTTTCAGGAAAATAGCCAGCGGGCGCAGCGCCGTTTTCATTGCCGCCAGAGTCCATGATGCATCAATAATGATATGGTTCTGGTTGAACTCGCCCATCAGATAGAGTCCGCCATTCTGATCGGCTGACGAGGCATCGACATTATCAACAAGAATTGCCACAGGCGTTTCACTGCCATCTTCAGCCGTTTTCACACAAGTAGTGTATTTGCCGCTGGCGGTCACCATCCCCAGTACGGTTCCACGCTTATAGGTCCCACCGGTGATAATGCCGGTATCAGTAACTACCTGAAGCGTACCGGCGATGAGCTGGTCCGGCATAAATAAGGCACTTTTCATACCCGGAGCAAACTGATTCTGACCATACTGATCCATTATTTCTCTCCTTTGGTGGAGTTGTAGAGACTGGTCATTTTGTTCACCAGCGTCGCTTTACCGCCAGATGGTTTATCCCCATCCAGCCCAAGCCGGACATTCTCGCTTTCCTGCATGCGCTGATCGAGAGAGCGCTTGCGCGTCGCCTGGGGTTGAGTGGCTGGCGCGGTAGATGCCAGGACGTCGATAGCGGCGGCAGCGCTCATCCCTGTGTTGAATGCGAGTGAAGCGGCCAGTGACGGATTGGCCGCGGCATACTTACTGCCGAAGATGCGGGCGCAACGTTTACGCTCAGCAATGCGGGCACTTTTGGCCGCCTTGCCTTCTTTGCGGTCGTCGTCATCGTCGGAATCATCCTCTTCGGAAGCGTCCGGATCGTCGTCATCATCTTCCGCATCGTCGTCGCGTTCGTCTTCTTCAGCGTCGTCGTCACGCTCATCGTCTTCCGCATCATCATCGCGCTCGTCTTCTTCCGCACGACGGGCTTTCGCCTTTTTGGACTTTTTATCGTCTTCCTCTTCGGAAGCCGACGCGCCAAATCCGATAAGGTGGGCAAAACTAAACGGTTTCTTTGCCATTTCAGGCTCCTGTTTTTTCAAGTAAATGTCTGAACGCAGCATCCGGAGGGCATACCTCATCAGCCAGTCCAAGCTCCACACCATCAGCAGCCATAAAACAGGCAGCCTGAGTACTTTTAATCACCTTCGCGCTGATCCCGCGATTTCTGGCGACGGTATTCACAAACAATTCCCCCATCGCGTTAATGTCCTGCTGGATGGCATTGAAGGCTTCTTCAGAGAGCTCCCGCAAAGGGGAACCTTCGGCTTTACGGCTTCCGAAGGTAATGATCGTCACTTTCAGGCCGTCGTCTTTAATTCGCTGCGTCCAGTCCAGGTGCATGGTGATGACGCCGACTGAACCCACACCGCCGGTTCTGGGAACGGAAATACGGTCAGCCGCGCTGGCAATCGCATACGCTGCGGAATACGCATTTTCGGTCAGAATGGCATGGATGGGTTTCGTGCCCCGGGCGTTGTAGATTTCATCCACGAGATCAAAGCACCCGGCCACTTCACCGCCGGGCGAATCAATATCCAAGCAGATGCCGTTAACTTCCGGGTCGGCCAGCGCGGTCAGAAATGACTGGCGGATGCCGTCATAACCGGTCATGCCACTATAGGGTCGCAGACTTCCCAGTTTTTGAACCAGCGTACCGCAGATGGGGATCACGGCGACCCCGGCCACGTTGTCATATCCGGGGTCGCGTTTTGACTCCCGACCACGTTTGTCGTCGTAGCCGTACCAGTCATCGTCTTCCATAGCCAGAGAGGATTCGATTCTGCTGATGCCAAACCGGTCCATAACCGCGGCCATGATGACCTCGGCTTTATTCGGATGAAGGGCCAGCGGCGTATTAAACAGACGTTGCGCCAGATGAGGTAGATTCACTTTTCCTCCGGATCTTTGATTGTCTCGCTGGCGAACTTGTCCGCCTGCGCCCAACTGGGTAATGGGAGACCGCGTTTCAGGCAGGACTCAATTTCCAGTTGCCGTTGGTCAAGCACCTCTTCCCAGTCCTCGCCGACGTTTTCCCCCACTTCAATTTCGAGTGTGGAAAGCCCCGCATCCAGACCAAGAATGGCGCCTTTTTTCTCTGCAACCGGATCTACCCAGCCGCGGCCAGGCCCCATCCAGCGAGCGCGGGAATAGGCGGCGCGGGCCTCTACAAAGTCAGGCGCACCCGACGGCAGAGGCAGGTCCTCGTTATCATGAACTTCTTCTGCAAACGCAGTCAGGACAGGCTGCGCGGTCCCCATTGAAAAATCATCACGACGTCGGGTCAGTGTTTTCCAGGCTTCAAGCAATGAAGATCGCGCGGAGCTGTAGTTAACATCTGACCAGTCCTGAGTGACCTGTTGCGGGGAAAGCCCGGTACCGGACGAGAAGTTACGCAGCACGGCCGATTCGAACACCTCAAAGTTGCTGTACGGCCGGGCGGCATTAACCGTTGTGATTTTTTCACCTGGGTAAAGAATCGGCATCCTGGCGCCATTTTGCAGGGTCAGCCGGCGGTCATTGTGAAATTCCACTCGGCCGTCCTGATAGGCTCCCAGACTGGTGTCATCGAAGCTTTCCCCCATCGCAGCCTGAACCATTTCAGAATCATAAGGTGACTCTATATATGCTGCGAAAATGGCATTCAGAATGGCGGCCTCCAGTTCGCTCTGGTCATATTTCACCAGCATTTTCAGACGCTGAATGACCGGCGTCAGGATGCCATTGCCGCGGTGTTGAGCACCCCGCTCATGGTCGAAATCATGGACGACATGCGGACGCCCCCAGGCGGTTTCACGGGGTATACGCCGCCATGTCATAGTTTTGGCACCGCTCCACCAGTCGCCGATATGCGCCTCACGGATGTGATAAGCAATCGGTGCGCCGTCCTCATCAATCTCCACGCCACCGCGAATATTCGGCATGTCGAAATTCTGCTGTGGGTTACTGAGCCTGTCAGGATCGACGACCTGAACAGTGGTGGCATATCGTCCCCTGCCCCGCCCCAACCGGTCAGGCCGGTACTGGAGGACCATCAGCGCATCCCCGTCAATCAGCTTGTGGCGAAAGGCCAGGCGCAACATCTGCGGCACAGTCAGCTTGCGTTCAACATCGCAGTACCGCCCGGTGTCATATGCCCAGGTGCGCCAGTGCGCCTCCAGCGCTTTGCCGTACTCTTCAGCCCATGTTGAATCGAAGGATTTATTACCGGTGACCATACGCAGCACCCGGTAATCGGGTTTCATGATGGGCCTGAAATTGGCGCCGACGGCGTTATCCAGAAGACGGGTTACGGCGCCGTTCGCCCACCCGTCATTACGGACCAGGTCACGGGCACGCGAAACAATGCGATCGCGATAAATGTTGATTTCGTTGTCCGGCGACCATAGCGCTGGTTGCCAGTTCGCCAGCTGATCACTAAACGAATCGGCGGCGTCATAAGGTACCCGGCTGCCGCCCGTCAGCATGCTGGGCCGCGGTGCGCGATACGGGGTACCATCCGGGCCAAGTATTTGCACTTTATTCATCAGAATCGAAACCTCACTGGCTTACGTGGCCTCACGACAATACCCAGATACGCCTGTAGAAGCTGAATCAGCCCCAATAGTTCGGACAGTGTGGTTTGCTGGTAGGACACGGAGCGTGTTCCGTCTCCCTGCGTATAGGAAAATGAAACACCGTGGCTCCCTGCGGCTAAGTCAACGTAAGCAGCCTGGGCTTTAGCTAATGCTGCCCGCGCCTGATCATCACTCATTCCAGCCAGCAGGCTGGTATTCCGGTTGAACATGGTTTTCCTTATTGCGGCAGGAGTTTAGAAATTTGCTTACGCTTAACTGGCGCGGGTTCTTCAATAACCGCGCCGGGTAACTCGTAGCTGATTTTTTCTTCTGGTACGGCAGGTGCCGGCAGGAATTTTTCAGGGTTGGCTTCAAGGTTTGCGGCCCGAACGTTGAGCTTTAATCCCATATGTTTGAGTCCACACAGTGCGGCGTAGCTGTAAACCAGGCAGTCGAGCGCTTCGTTCGCCCGCCCCGGTATCTGTTCCCAGACACTGAAGCGCTGGCCTGCAGTCACTTTGTAAACCAGACGTTCGGCCAATAGCTGATTGAAATATCCCAGGTCCCGATCATCAGGGAAATGCATATAACCCGCTGCGGCTGCGCCCGGTGCGGGAGGGTCCAGGTGGAGGCGACCACGCACAACATCCTTGGCAGAGTTCACACCGATGATAATTGGCCGGAAACTGGCTTTGCTTTTCGATGTCGGGCGCTTTGTCGGCCAGACAGGGTTACGCCTGCCGCTTTGAGCAGACTCACCTTTGATCGCCCAGACACGACGTCCCAAACGCTCCTTAGCAAATTCGTAGACCTTTTGCGTGTGGTGGCCGCCGGAGTCCATGCATGTCGCCATGATGTTCAGTCCACGACCATCACCCCGGCGCCAGATCTGTTTCAGGTATGCATCGAGTCGTTTCCACGGTTCATCCGTTTCCAGATCGCCATAAATCACATCGTGGGAAACCGACCATGATTCCTCATCCCTCCCCCAACCGGTGATCGTGATTTCGAAGCGATCATCCTGGGTATCTACGCCTGCAGTTAACAAAGCCACGCCATCAGGAACGATGGCCGGGAAGACTTCACGACGCGCCAGCAGAATATCAACCGGCAGCTGTTTGCCGTGGTTGGGTCTGTGTGGCAATCCCATTTGCGTGTTCCACCAGGCTTGCTCTTTATCCGGATCCCCCTTCGCCTTGATATATTTTCCCGCGATATCCGACGGTTTATCTTTCTGCCAGGGGCTGAACAGTTTGGAAGCCTGATAGCCGGCATGGTGGTTATCGACAGCCTCTTTTCCGCAATCCGGACAAATCGCCCGGTAGACCGCATGCCGCGGTGATTCGGACCATTTCCAGACAGCAGCCACGCTATTTTCATCATTCGCCCGCCAGGCCTGATCGTACTCAAGCAACGGGGAGTGGCGAGAACCGCAACACTCAAACGGCCGGGTCTGATGCCAGCGGATAGTCTGTAATGCGCGCAGGCGCTCACCTTCAGACCAGCCGGCACCGCAGCATTCACAGTGGATCATGGCTGATATTGTCAGGTGTTTATCACCCTCTTTCGGCCACTGAACATGTTTGAAAAAATCCAGAAACTGCCGATGCCCACAGTGCGGACAAACAACAGAGGCCCGGCGCTGATCAGATTCGGCATAGCTGTCAGCAATCCGGCTTTCATCCTCAACGGTCGGAGAACAGGCGCGGACGGAAAGCCAGGTCAGGCCAAACGTTGCGGTTCGTTCCTCCGCCAGGGTGATCGGATCCCCCTCGCGGGTAATCGGGTATTTATCCACCTCATCCGCCAGCAGTACGCGGATAGGTCGGCGCGCCAGGTTGTCGGGGCTACCGGCACCGGCCAGCGCCAGAAATCCGCCGGTAAACGCTTTGTAGAGGATGGTTTCTTTCGAACTCTTCTGTTTTGAGTCGCCGATGATTTTCCGCAGTACCGGCGTCACCCGCACCAGCGGGCTGATACGCTCTTTTGAAAACTGCTCTGCCGCCTCTTCTTTCGGCTGCAGGAGCAAAATCGGGCACGGGTCGAGGTGAGCGAAATAGCCGAACAGGTTTTCAAGCAATGCCGTTTTCATCAGCTGCGTGCAGCACATCACCGTGACGACATGCACGCCGGATTCAGTCGCCGCCAGCATCGGACCACGGGCAATTTCTACAGTCGAGGTCTCCCAGTTCCCTGACGTACTCCCGGCCTCCTTAGCCAGCTTCCGGTAGTCATCCGCCCATTGCGGAACGCTGATACGCGGCGGTGGCGTCCATCCTTTTCTGACACTCAGTTGAAGTCGTTCAATCTTCAGCTGAGTTAAATTCTGGCTCTCCGAGGACTGAGATATGTTTGTGGACATGTTCGATCAGCACCTCTGTCATCCTGTCCGCCGGCACATCCAGATCAGCGGCCATAAGCGGTGCCACCCGGGAAGGCCAGTTCATCCAGGCATCACGCTGTTGGCGAAAGGCGTTAAACAGGACCTCTTCGGCGATGGCCAATTCAATTGTCTGGCCGCTGTCTTTTTCATACTGGAGCTTTGCCTGCAGGGCCATGTAATTTTCACGGATCCGCGCGGCCTCTTCCCTGGAAAGGTCAGCACCTTCTGTAAGCATTATCTGGCGAACGGTTTCATCAATTTCATCGTCGCCATCATTCCGGGGTGCTACGGTTTTTTTCTTCTTCGCGTTTGATGCCCGCGGATCTTTTCCATCGCGGTTTTTCTTCAGCGCGGCATCGCTCGCTTCAACATCAATCAAGTCGCCATCCATGACGATAAACCGACCAGCCTTGATCCATCGGCCAATGGTCTTGCGATCGACGCCTGAATGTTGCGCGTACTGACTCTGGTTCATCGTGGTCATGGGACATCACCTGGGGCATTTTTGGGGTGGGACATCTACCTGGGACATTTTTGCAATGTCCCACACGAATGTCCCACTGGAATAAATGGAATAATCCGTGCTGGCTCTAGCGTGGCTGGCGATCCCTTGAGGTGGGACATGGGACACAAAATAAAAAGTTGTAGCTACAAAAACACTGCGGCGCGCAATGCCCGTGCCTTACAAAAGTCTCAGGAAGGACCCAAACCCCTTGGGGTGGGGTCACCTCGCAGTCCTGATCGCGTCAGCGATGGCGCGGCTCAGCGCGCCGGGCATCAATGCCTCCGCCATCGTTCGTGAACGGTCCATGCACCCGAGCACTGGCGCCACGGGAAGAGCATCACCAAACCTCACCAGCAGCTTAGGAGAGCGCTGTTTCGGCTTCGGCCTGCGCGTACCGTTCGCTGAACGTTTTGCCCGTTTCTTCTTCGACTTCTTCGGCTTCCTGCGCTGCCAGACAGCGTTGACGCCATTCACCTCACCGACGAACACATTCGGCTTCGCTTTCATCTGCGAAAGCTTATTGCGCGGCATGTTTCCATATTTGTTCAGCTTGATGTTCTTCGGGTTGAGCAGCGCCTGGCTGTTCAGCTTATGCTCGCCGCCAAACTCGAAAGGCTCCAGATATCCGGCGGCAATATCACGCACATAAACTTTCGCGCGAAGGTTGTTCTTTCTGGCCCCCGATGAGCCCACAGCATTAACCGTGAACGGCGTCGGCGATTCCAGTTTTCGCCCCAGTGCCACTTTTTGCGCTGCGGCGATATCCCTTACTACCGATGTCATAGCTTGCGCGGTGGCGAAAGGAATTTGCTTCTGCAACTGCTTTAGCTGCCGGGATAAATCCTTAAGCGTTGACATGGTTTCCTCCAACATTATCGAGCCACCTCTTGAAGTGGCTCTGTAATGCCAAAAACGCCGCCTCAGCGACCTTGTTTAGTGCTATTCACCAAAGCAGCCCATCATCACGGCAGCCTCATGAAACTTTTTGGCCTCATCCTGTGCTGCATCAGGTAAAGCAGGGAATCGAGCGCTCTTGATTTTTTCAAATGGTACGAAGAAATCACGACTCAGTGTTTCTTCACCACTCTCATCAATCACGGTAAATGAGATGCGGACAGTGCTCTTTGGTTTTGGCTTGCTCATGCACAACCTCGTCTTAGTTGTTCGTCAGGCTATCAGTGGCAGGCGGTGACGATGCCGCTTTTCGGGAGCTACCCTAGCCACTGATGATTTTAACTCACTTTGCTATTTCAGACACTGCGTGCGGATGTAGTCCTGCTATTGACGCTTAGAGTCAACCTGCCTGATATCAGCCTTATCCCGGTTGCACTTCCCCAGCGCCGATAGCAGTCCTACGCCAAAACACAGGTGTACTCCTCCGCAATATGGTCCGGGTTGCGAAATGATTAAACATATTTAGATACACGATGTATTGTTTAGTCATTAGCTGTTCATTCAGCGCCCCGTTTACTTTTGGATATCCTCTTCGGGGTTTTTTATCACGCCGACCTCGCCATGCAGGAACGGCAATGTAGCCCCGCTACTGACTCACTGCACGGTAGTAGGCCTGCCAACGGTATTTATCTAACCGCAGTTGGCGCAGGCATTGAGCGGTTTCGACGTCTGACTGCAGGTCTTCGTCGCTGTCTTTCCCTGCGTCACTTGCTTTGCACGGCGCCGTCATCAAATCCGGGGATGGCGTTGGCAGCGTCGATAGCTCGCTGGCGCAACTGCACAGCATCATCGTCAAACCGGCACACAGTACGATTCGGAGACTGGACATATTTCACCACGTCGCGGGTTATGGTTCGGTAGATGACCTTGCCCTCTTCTGTAGCGGCAGCGGCCTTTTGCTCAACTGGCTGGATAACCTTTTCGGCTTTCTCTTTTTTCTTCGCTGCCTGAGCGTTGATATGGACAGCGTGAGAGCTCCAGCCGGAGCGCCATGAGAAAACACAGCAAAGCAGCAGGATAACCACTGCGCTGATAATGGCTGTTAAGCGGCTCATTAGAACACTCCCGGTGCAGATGGCGGTATGCCGGGATTTAATGGCCCGAAACCATCATCAACTTTCTGTGGTTTTTCACCCCACAAACACACCTCGCGCTCAATCTCGCGACGCGTTACCAAGCCCTTCCACTCTTTACCGCCGGCATACGTCCAGCGACGCAGCTGGTCGCATGCGCCTTTCTGGTCGCCCTGGTTGATTTTGCGCAGCAGCGTTGAGGTCTGGAAGTTGCCAGCGCCGACGTTATACGCGAACGAGTACAGCGCCCCACGCATCGTTTCGGGGATTGGCTGTTTGATGTAGGGGTTAATTTGGCGTGCAACTGTGTTGAGGTCTTTATTGAGAAGCGCTCGGCACTCTGCCTCGGTGTAGGTTTTACCGAGCATGATATCGTTGCCCGTGTGTCCGTGGCATACCGTCAACACACCTACGACATCTTTGTAGGGCTTATACCGCACTCCCTCCAGACCATCGTTACCGGTCGGGCCGGTGATCAGCGCTGACGCAATAGCACCACCACCAACGGCCGCGATAACACTATTCCTCAGCTTTGTTGACATAACCATTAAGCCGATCCTCCCGTTCTTTACGCCGGTAATACCAGTTCACACCGCAGGTAATAACAGTGCATGCAATACCGACAACGATCGCCCAGTCACTCAGGCTCATACCAGCCACTTTGTCGGCCAAAATCCATACCTCTGTTTTCGATACGTCGGCATATGCCTTTGCCGAAACACCGCAGCCCGTTAATGCGGTCCCGGTGCCGTATGAGAGTCTGCTGTAAATGGTGCTCATTTTGGTCATAGCCTCACCTCCGTATGATTCGGATGGTGTTGAATTTTGTTATAAAAAAAGACCCTTACCGGGTCTTTTTGCGAATGATATTCTTGATGCGAGATAGAAGTGAGGTTCTCTTCAGCTCCTTTCGGACGTCATCATCGAACTTTCTGATTATGTCTTCTGCCTCTTCCTCACTACAGCCAATATCTGTCCATAGCTTGACTCTTTTACGATGCTCGGCTCGATCCAGTCGCCTGTTAAGCCAGCGCATTAATATTGGAAAGGAAATTTTCACGAAGGCTATCAGTAATCCTATAGCCGTCATTTCTTTGTAATGTTGTATTACCTTTGAAAACAAATCATAAAGCCAATCACCCATAGCGACCCCTAGACAATTGAAAGGTCCATTATCCGCTATGCTACAAACAAGGTCATCCAGTGTATCAATGCATTTCGCACCTCCGTTAGTAACGATCGGTGCTGTGTTAGAAAGGGTCAGACCCGTCAGGCTGGATTTATCAAAAAAGCGTCAAGGATGATTCCTGCGGGACCTGATAATAAAAAAGCCATGCAAATGCATGGCCTTGTGATTTGAATCCGTTATTTACAAAATGTATTCGAGACAGTATCTTTCGACTTCCGGACAAAAAAACATATACCGGGACAAAATCTAAATGTAACTGCCTTGCCTGCATGAAACCATGCGGGCTTTTTTTTGCCCAAAGAAAAAGCCCACCGAAGTGGGCCTTACAGCTATCATCATTTTTTATTAGGTGTGGTGCCGGGTGCCTCCCGGTAAGTCGCCGCCAGTCCACAGACGACTCGCAATGCGCAAAAAAACATATCAGACTGGCAATGCCCCTCCGCATAGGGGGATTCACCACGCCAGAAATTTAACATCTTGATTATCTGATTTCAACACGCCCTTCCCGGGCGTGGCCTGCTGATTTGCAATCATTTGCAGGTCTTCAGTTGCCGCTATGTAGCGACATATCACCACATCTGATATGGTCAGATCGCCAGAAGTAACCACATCAAACTCGGTGATAAACATGGATAAATTCGACAGAAGCATTCAACGGGAAACGCTGCAACTTCTTTATGCTGTATACCCAAACGAACTAACTAACGAGCAGGTCAATGAAATCACCAATCTGTACCCTGACACTGATAGTTTCATGGCAAATTTACTTTACCTCCACCAGCACCAGTTGATAGTGAGTGGTTTAAAACCAAGCTCAGAAGGCTACGTCCTGGTCAATAGGCCCGCCATCACTCACCGTGGTATTGATTTCATCCGCGACGATGGCGGACTAGGCGCTATTCTGAATGTGCAAACTGTTAAGCTGCATGACAGCACGATCATTGCCCTGGAAGACATAATCCGCGTTGCAAACATTCCTGAAGAGCAGCGGAAGGGACTGATTTCAAAACTTCGTGAGCTTCCGGCAGACGCCATAAAACATTTGACGCTTCAATTACTGACTCCGGCGGTTCTGCATCCGCAGGCCGTAATTCAGTCAATTGAAAAATTCCTCCAGACTTTGTGAACTCCTCGTCGGGGCGGATCATTGAGAAACGCCCCCAGCCTACCAACGGACTTAAAAGCACCCAAAAGTCAGCTTGATGGTCACATGTCAGGAAAAAGCCTTTCGGGTGAAAGTGGCATGCGCAGATTTTCATAGCCTCCCCCAGAAAAGCAAAAACCCCGCCGAGTGGCAGGGTTGATAGTCAGTTTCATTTGGATGTACGTATCCATGATTAGAAGCATACACGACAACTTCGGACAAAATCAAGTCTTATGCACCGAAAAAGCAAAATATTGTCGCCATTGTTTTAAAAATCGGTCGCTTTTTGAAATTCCTTATCAGCATGGCGCTCTTCCTTCCAGCATACGTCCACCAGCGCATCACAGAAGGGTTTCCAGTTACGGGTCCATGTTCTGACGTGCAGGTCTGGAATGAGCGTCAGAATCGCTTTGTACGCAGCCGTAGACGGCATCGTTGAAAAACCATTTCCCGAACAGCGCTCACAGGTTTTATAAACCGGCACCCCCTGCTCTTTGGTCTCTTTTCGATCCAGAACCCGTCCAGAGCCACCGCAGCGGCAGCGGGCGTTAATGGCCCCCTTCCCACCGCATACAACGCACTGCCGTAATACTATCTCCTGCCTGATAATCGGGGCGACAATTTCCTCGCCGTCGCTTTTGTATATTCCGGGGTGCTTAACAACCTCCTCAACTGCTTTGGTTACACCACCACCCTCGCATGCCTTACAGATCCCGGTTGTTTCAGCTGAACGGGAATACTCTGCAAAGGCAAATTGCGCCAGAATCAGGCAGCAGCGCCCCAGCGCTTTACCCGCGGCCTTTCGCACGTTCTTTGGTGCTGTATCAAGGGCATGTCGCGCCAGCGCCTGCACCGCCAGCTGCTCATCGGTCTTACTGATTCCCGTCTTGCCGAAGAACGCCGCCAGCCCGAACCGTGCCCGACTGCTGGTCACCCCGATCCCGGTCATAATGTCTGTGCCATTCAGGCGATTCGGCGATGTGCTTTTCACGTCGTCGGTGATATGCATCCCCTGCGGGCTGAAATGCTTTAACGATGCTTCCAGTTTCATGCGGCCACCTTCTTAAAAAAGACCTGCTCACGAACCTGATCGCCGTTCATGAGAAAATCATTGAAATCCCCGTTATCCGGCCAGCGGATGCAGACTTTAACGAGGTCGTTTTTTGCCATCAGGTTTGCGTGGGCGCATTCGAACGCCGCGGCATGCCCGGTGGCTGAGTATTTGTCCATGTCAGCAAAAATGATGAGAGTCTTCACACCCGCCGGTACGCGGAATTTCTTCATGAAGCCGCTGTTAATCACCGCCCAGGTATTGACGCCATAAACCTGATAACAGGAAAGCGCCGTCTCGATGCCTTCAGCAATTCCGAGTGTTGTTGATATGGGAAACATGCGGATGGCCACAGAGCGGGCATGATCCAGATAGTTATCCTCCTGCAGCGATTTAAGCTTTCTGGCACTTACGCCGATCTGTGCTTTCTTATCGCCATCGAGAAGCGTCTGATGCAGGTAACACAATTCCGCTTTATCATCCGTAGCCAGGGCATAAAGAGACTGGAACACTTTTCCTGCATGCCGCTGACGGTCATTGAATCGCACAGCTTCAGCGGGTAACCGGGTTATGCCGCGGCTAAGGAGATAATCAGCGGCGCTGGTCCCCTTCAGTGCCACCAGCTTAGAAAATTTCCTGATAACCTTTTTCCGCAGGTTCGACGCATCGCTGGTTACAGGTACATCAATGCGCCGGAAGGTGTTGCCAATCAGCTGATCCACTTCTGCACAAATGGCCGAGAAGCTTTTTTGCAAGGTCTGGGTCAGCAGCTTCATCCCATCGCCGCTACCACATACGCAAATCCATGTCCCCTGCCCGTCACGATCATCGACACGGAATTTCCCCCTGGCACCACATACCGGGCATTCCCCCTTAAAGTGATTTTTCCCGGTGATCGGCGGCAGCCCGTAATGCTCAAAAATCATGGACCATTGGCCCTTTGCGGCTTCAGCCGTTTTCATGCGGTCTTTCTCCCTAAATTACTGCGAATTTCGTTTATGGCCTGTAGTGCGAAGTTGGTGCGTTCAGCGTCCGTGTCCCCTGAATTTCCAGGCTGTTCTTTTTCACGCTGGCGCGCTTTTGCGAAAGCTATTTGCTTATGCTTGATGTAGTTGCTGACTACCGGGGTAACCTCCATCGGGAAATCGCTTAACTCATTCGGCCACTCGCCGAACTTGTCGCGGAAGGTATGCGAGCACCAGCCATCACTAACGGGGCTCCCCATCGATTCGCGCTGACGCTGATAGAATTTGATCTGGCTCCACCAGGATTGTTTTTCGGCTTTGGTGTGAACCTTTTCGCCTTTTTTCAGTTTTTTGATGTTTCTGCCGGTATCTGTTTCCACGTCCTGCCCTGCCAGCGGTTTAAAGCCGCATTTCGGGCAGACATAAACACCGGCGGGTTTCATGAAATGACATTCAGAACATTCTTTCGGAAGTTTCTCTTCGCGTTCCTCAGCTGCGCGGCCGGCGGACTCTTTCATGCCGTCATTTTTTGCAGGAAGATCGTCATACTCGATGGAGTCAGGGAATCCGAGGCGGTGAACCGTACCGCTATGATCGAAGATCAGGCAGGCGTCTTTATCGGGTGCAGTACGCAGTCCTCGTCCCAGCGCCTGCAGCCAGCGAATTTCACTTTTTGTCGGACGGGCGTAGATAATGCAGCGAACATCACTATCAAAACCGGCCACCAGCACACCCACACTGACGATTATTTTTGTGGCGCCAGTCTCGAAGCGGTGGATCATCACCTGCCGTTCTTCGTGGGGTGTTTCTGCGACCATGACCTCAGCGTTAATGCCCGCCTTGTTAAACTGCATGGTTACAAAGTTTGCGTGGGCCTTATTGACGCAGAACGCCACCGTAGGAAGGTCCCGGCCATTACGCAGCCAGTTATCGACGATATCGCCCACCAGGTCAGAACCGCACATGATTTCCGCCAGCTGGGATTCGTCATAATCAGTACCGAACTCCACAGAGGACTTCGTTTTTACCCCGCTTAAATCCGGTTTTGTTGGAGCGAAAAATTCGTATTTACTGAGGTCACCACGCTGGATCAATTCACCGATCGTGGTTGGCTTAATCAGGTGTTGATAGTAATGGCCCAGGAACGGCGCAAACGGGGTACCAGATAAACCGATAACCTTCGCTTTTTTCTCCGTTGTGATCCGTTCGATTTCTTTCAGGATGCGGCGTTTACGCAGGTGTGCTTCATCAACAATAAGCAGATCGATGTTTTTTGGAAATTCACGCCTGATTAGCGTGTCAGCGCTCGCAATCTGGATCAGCAGATTAGGGTCGTAGTTCGGGTGATCACGCCAGATAAAACTAATCTGGTCTTCCGGCAACCCGTATTCTGTAAAGCGCTGGGCGGTCTGGTTAATCAGAATCGTATAAGGGGCGACAAACAGAACACGCATACCGCGACTGACCAGACCGGCGGCGATAAACGCAGCCAGGCCAGTTTTTCCGCTTCCGGTCGGTGAGTAGACCATGAAGGAATCGTGCGCCTTCCAGGTGCGCCGCAGCATGTTAAGCCCGCGTTCCTGTGCAAAGTTCGGTGTGATGTTAAGCATTGTCAGCCCTTTTTGAGTTCTACTCTTCCAGGAAGAAACCTTCCTGACCTCTTACCGGGATACCGTGTACCAGTTTGCTAGTGCACCGCTCTTTTATGGTTCTGTCTTCAAGATCGGTACCTACCTAACCCATGTACCTGTCTGTTGGAAAAGGACTCTATTCCTGCCCTAACTCCCAACTCCCCCCAAACCCCCCTCTTCCCTCTCCCCCATCCCATGTACTCGCAAACTGGTACGCAGAACAAAAAACAGTCAAGGATGGTTCCCTGCTATCACCCGGCACCTTTAAGCCTGGTGACCAACGGATCGTTACCGTGATCCGGCCAGGGGTGGCTGGGTCGTATACCCCTGCAGCGCGCGTCCGTGTGCATCCACGAACCTGCGAAGCCTCACATTGGCTTCATGCCGAGCCCGGTTCTCCTGCCGGTATGAAACGGGCTCAGCGTTAAACTCGATTTCGTAAACCTCTGAATACTTCAGGGCTATTTTCCGTCGCAGCGATGACGGCAACCGCAACAGATGTTCCTGTATCCAGGCTGCATCTGCCTGGCTGTACTGCGCAGGCATTTCAATCTGTACATAATCCGGGTACATAACGCCTCCGGTTAAAACAGCCTGTGCTGGTTTTCTGGTGACATGTCACACCTCTAGAATCGAAAGCGGTTTCTGTTAGCCTGCTGTGGCAGGTGGCGACATAGCGAAAGGCATTTTTCCGGTCCTTAACGCCTCAGGAATTCCATCCATGAAGCCAGGATATAAATCCGGGCGAATTTCATGTGGAGTAACCTTCCACCTGACTAATTCACAAATAGGCAATACGAAACGTGGCGGGATATGCGGCTTGTTAAACCACTGATTCACAGCCTGTGGGGTAATACCTAAACGCTTCGCGATAGCTCTTTGAGACGTCAGGCCGCGCAAGCGATCACGAACATCATCATTCATAGCAACCTCACATAAAGTTCCACTTGATTTAAATAGATTACATCAAGTTTTAATTAACATGCAAGTTGATAGCTTATGTTGTAAACTTAAAATCAAGGACAGCTTTATATGATTTCATCAAAACTTGCGGGGGAGAGTTACAGATGGCTGCGGTTACAAAGACTGATAACCGGATTTTAGAATTACTGAATATTAAAGGCTGGAGCCAGGCTGAGCTGGCAAGGCAACTGGGCGTAAGTGCGCAGTCAGTTCAGTATTGGACTACCGGGAAAACCTTCCCAAGAGGGCAAAGGCTGGCGAAGTTGGCCGAACTCAGTGGATATCCACAATCCTGGTTTTTGGGTGAAGATTCCGCCCCAAGCTTTAACGCTCCAGACGTTCCCCCAAAAAAACCTGATAGTGTTGTCTTCACCGTCTTAGATGTTGAGTTCAGTTGTGGCGATGGAACGCATGTAAGAGCAGATTTTCTTAATGTTGTTCGCTCCATTGAACTTGATCCTGAATATGCTCGGCGCCTGGTGGGTAACAGACCCTTTAAAAATATCGAAATTGGCAATGCCAGGGGAGATAGCATGACCCCTACGATAGCACCGGGAGACCTATTATTCCTCGATAAAACAGTGACATACTTTGACGGGGATGGCATTTATGCTTTTTGTTTTGAAGGTGAGTGCTATGTAAAGCGTTTACAAAAAATTGGCAGCAAAATTGTTGTACTCTCTGACAACTCCAACTATCAGCCGTGGAGCATTGAAAAGGATGCTCTTAACATGCTTTACATCCAGTCCAAAGTCATTTCTTCAGTTCCATTCAACATTAATAGATTCGGTTAATATTTGATAAATAACGGGCTTTGGCCCGTTCTATCCTTTTATTCATGTACACTCAAAAAAAACATCAAGTTTAACTTGACGCATCAATCCCGCAAGGCTAACCTCTATTCATCAAGTAAATCTTGATTATGGTTTCAAGATTGTTACGCCTGTAACGAAACTGTTTAATTGCAGTTTGAGAGGATGAGCGTGTGAGTACAAATAAATTCTATCAGTTAGTAGACATTCCCGATTATCGCTTTAGGAGTAATGACTCTCAATGCCACGGAATCGATTTCGACGCCATAGCTTCTGATTGCGATACAAAAACCATTTCTCTACTTGAGGCCATCGGTCATATCGGCCTTACCGCACTTACTTTAAGTAATGAGGAAAGCATTGACAAAGATAAATTAAGCCATCTTTGTGGTGTAATTACCGACCTTGCAGAGTTAGCCATTGCAACAAATAAAATTGCCAAATCTGCGACTTATTCAATTGGGTATAAGGATGGTGAGAATGCCTGATATTACTTTGCATCAAGCCGCGGAAAAAGCTTGTCAAGCTGACTTAGTTTCAAGAATGCTTGAGCAGTACCCAAGCAAATTAACTGATCATGATATTGAGGCAGTGGCTTCACTTTTATCAAACCTTATAGGTTCCGTTACTGCGTATTTAGTCGAAGAAGCATCGAAGAACCCTTTGTAAATTCGAATAACAGATTTAATACGGCTTAAACGCCGTGGCCAAACTCAACCAAAATTAAGGAAATTACAAATGAAAGATTTAATTATCAGTGAGGAAGTCAAAGCAGAAGTATCCCGCCTACAAGGTGAATTGCATAAATTCTGCGTGGCTAACGGTGTGCCTATGGTTGCCTGCACGTTGCAGGGTTGGGTTAAAACAGCTGAGGAGTGGAACATTGAAAAAATGCTTTCTTGCCATATCGATGGACGCTGCGGGGCTGTAGATACAACCATTCTGGCCGCCTCGGGGATTTTACATCTCGCAGATGTTCCACCTCCCATAGCACTGATTCTCGCCGCTATCGGTGAAAAGGAACACCAAAAACAATAGTTCTCAAAATCTAAATATGGGCGGGATTATGACTTTTATTATCGACCAAACAGCATATAAATCAGCCCGCCTGTACGCGATGAGCGGACACGAAATAATTGCAGCGTTATACCTGCGAAAAGCGTACGGGAGGTAATTATGTGGGACCCAACTAATGACAAAAGCATTGAGAGTGTATCGTTAGAAATAGAGAACCTCACTGAGTTATTAGATCTTATGCTTTCAAGTTCCAAAAGTATTGGCGAAAGACAAACCTCCGCGCTATTGGGATTATGCTTGAATTTATCTTCGGGTGTTTTTCTATGGGTCAAAGCAGAGGAGAAACGTCGGGAAAAAGAAGAGGAGGCGCGCCGTGAAAACAAATCTGATTGAAACGCGTCGCCGCCACCTCGTTCGGGCAAAGCTGGATTCAATGATGAGAAGAACAGGAAGCCACTTCCAGATAGTCAAACTGGAAGATGGCTCGGATTTACCTGTAGAGCTTGATGAAGATATTTTAACGAAGGCACTGATTAAATTTTTTGAAGCGATGATTTATGACATCCATAAACGCGAGCAGGCAGAAAGTTTAATTTCTGAACATTATTCGAATTGCATGGGAGTTAATAAACTAACGCCCGATGGCGTGGATTTTATGAATGCACTCATTGCAACACTGGCCGAACAGTCATTAAAAGCCGAGGGCTAAATAATGAGAATGATTGAATATCGTGGCGTACTTATTCCCGCGCCGCCACCAATGGTGCAATTAAGTTGCGAACCGGGATTTACCGGGCGGGTGGTTATTGAGCTGGAGGATGGTGAATTCGTCAAACAATACCCACTCCGCAAAGAAGAAACATTCTGCTCGCCTGAGGCTTTTCTCGAACTGGCTCAGGAAGCTGGATATCAGGTAATAGCACCCGAGACGGAGGATCACTGTGGCACTAACAGCAATTCGCATTCCTGAACGGATACACCTGCAGGCGCTGCAGATCCTGATGCGGTACCGGCGCCGGAGGATTCTCCCGCGACGTATTCGTCGGACTGGTTACCTCAGTCTCAAAGTTAACCAGCGCTGGCGCCTTCTTTCCCGAGATGGCGGCCGGAACTGGGAAGTAATGACCCACGAAAAATACAACGGAGCGAAGGACGGAAAATGACAGACAACAAAGAATATTCAGCAAATGATTCGGCGTTCGGCGTTCGCAAGTCACCAGTGTATGTGATCTGTCGTCATGGCCGCCGCCGTCGCTTCCTTAGTCGCAGCTCGGCTTTAAATAACCTGGTTCACTTCATGGTTCAGTTCGTCTTCGACAAGCAAGGGGTTTCCACCCACGAAGGCGGCTACGAACGTCAAAACGACGATACGGGCTGCATTGAGTTTAGCCGCGGGCAGCTTACAGAACGCTATTGGGACGCGCATCACCGGACTTATCGCCGCCTGATACGAATCATGGCCCGCAAACGCCAGATCCAGAAATGGAAGGACCGTCACGACGCCCTTACCCATAAATACCGCGAGCTCATGCAGCAGAAACCGTTTTGAGGGTACTGATGAAAGTCTATTCCCGATATTCCCGAGTAGTTATCGCGCTGCTGCTTGTCGGTAGCGTCTACGGCCTGTTTGTCCCTTCTCTTATTTCGATGAAGGACACGGTAGCCGTTATTTCCGGGCTGGCATTGGCATTTCTGACCCCGCCGTGCATCTACGCCATTTTTAAGGGTCTTTCTGAAAAAAAGGATATGAAATGAAAAAAGTAATTTTGGCCGCGCTGCTTGCTCTCTCCGCCGTTAGCCTGGTTGGTTGCGATCGTGTTGAACCCGGCAATGTTGGTATCAAGGTAAACAAGCTGGGCGATGACAAAGGTGTTGGCGAAGTGGTCGGCGTCGGCCGCTACTGGACCGGCTGGAATACTGAGGTTTATATCTTCCCGACCTTCAAGCAGATGAAAACGTATGAAGACGCTTTCAACTTCCAGATGAGCGACGGCACCACCATCGGCTACCACATCGGCGTGGCGTACAAGGTTGATCCGACCAAAGTCACAACCGTTTTCCAGACCTACCGCAAAGGGGTAGACGATATCACCGACACCGATCTGCGCCAGAAAATCGCGGACTCCCTTAATCGCCTGTCCAGCCGTATGAGCACTGACCGTTTTATTGATGGTGGCAAGGCCGATCTGCTGACCAACGCACTTAAGGAGATTCAGGAGGAAATGGGGCCGGTCGGTATCCAGGTTGTCAGTCTTTCGTATGTTGGCAAACCAGAATACCCGCCAACGGTGATCGACAGCATTAACGCCAAGGTGACGGCCAACCAGAAAACGCTGCAGCGCGAGCAGGAAGTTAAACAGCGTGAAGCGGAAGCGAACATGCTGCGCGCCGAAGCTGATGGCCAGGCAGATGCAAAGCTCAAACTGGCGGAGGCAGAAGCAAAATCCATCCGTATTCGCGGTGATGCGCTTCGCCAGAATCCGGAGGTTATGCAGCTGGAAGCCATCAACAAATGGAACGGCACCCTTCCCCAGTACATGACCAGCGGCGCCGGCACTCCATTTATCCAGGTCAAATAATCCACCAGCCCGGCCGGGTGCCGGGCTTTCAGAGGAATTGAAGATGGAAGCATTATTCCCGACAGATATTTTACGTGCGGCGCTCTATTGCACAGCAAAACCGGATGATAAGCGGACGTATCTTCAGGGCGTTTACATCACGCCAACGCATATCAGAGCCACCAATGGCGCGACATTAGTTGCAATGGAACATGGGGCTGATACCACTATTGATGACGTTTTCATTGTGCGCGGTGAAATCCCGGAAGAGTCAGAAGGTGTGCTATTTGCCATGCATGACGATGGGTGGGTACTTATTCATATGGATGAAGACGGCGAGCCGTTCGCTTCCAACGTATTGCAGAAGATCGATTGCGAGTACCCGGACTTTAGCAAGGTACTGCCTGAAAAAGCAGAGCCATGCAAAGAATTCCCGTTGTTCTCAGCCAGGACGCTTGCGCTGCCGTACGAAATGTTTAAGAGCAATTTCGGCCCGGTTGTGTTTAAGCCCTACGGTCCGACAGCTCCCTGTGAAGTAATGCTTGATCCGGTTACGCGCCACCTTTTCGGTAACCCGTTCATGGTGATTATGCCGCTGCAGGAAGATGTATTCGAAAGGTTAGAAGAGGTTCTGGATGAAAATAGATTTTAGCGATCAGGGGTCGGTTTCGACCATCACGGTTACCAGTTCTGTTTTTGAGTTCCGCCGGCACAAACGGGCGATTGATGTAGCTCTGTTCCTGACACCGGGTATGACCAGCAAGAGCAGCGGTTTTTTCATCATGAAAACGGTGCTGGTCGGCCAAAATAAACACGCTCTTAGGGCTTACAAACATCTGATCCGGGAGGCTGGAAAGTAATGAATAAAATCATCGTCGATACAAGCAACCTGAACACTATCAGTGAATGCCTTGAGCAATTGGCGAATGCTGAACTGGCTCAGGTAAATATCGAGACTCAGCTTGCGCTCTATGCCGGCAACAAAACCTGGAGGAAAACAGCAGAATTCGCTTTGAGGACTGTAAAGCATAAGCGTCGCATCGTGACAGCCCGCCTTGCCGTTCTTCGCCAGCAGGAGAAGGAAACAAATATGCGGATCAGCCAGCTGCATAACGATTACCTCGTGAAAGAGTTAAAAAAGATCGTCACGCCTTCTTCATTCGAGCGTTGTATCCGCCTGGCAGACCAGGCCATCGAGTCATCTTCGGGGGATGGAATGTGATTAAACAACCTCTTTCCGTAGAAGTTAATGGCCGCATTTGGCGCCTGTTTGATGTTCAGTTTGAATCTGATGATGGGATCTGTTGCTCCGTGTATCTGTATGCATTGAATCGCGAGCATGCCTCCTACCGTCTGGAAGATCTGAAGCGGACCGGAAAACTGACAGACGGCGATATAGAAGAGGTTGCGGGTGGGTAAAGATTTTGAAATGTGGCGCCACGGTTGTGGCCTGAAAGTGGTGTGAGGTGGGAAATATGGTAGACATTGAAATGATTGACGAGGAAGAGGCAATGAGGATGATCCGCGTTTCTTCACGCATGACCATCCGTAAATATACAGAGCGCTATAATTTCCCAAAACCGATCCGCACCTACCCTAAGCAGTACCTGCGCTCTGCTGTCGTGGAGTGGATCTTAAACGGGGGCATTAACCAGAAATCTTCCTGATGTGCCAGAATATTTTTTCAGCATACAGATCGTAGGCGTCTTTCTGTTCAGCAATCCAGTCATGCTTGTTATAGACAGAAAGCACGCCGCCCAGTTCATGCCCCAGCATTTTTTCAATAACGTGCGGGGCTACTCCCTCTTCAGATAGCCGGGTTGCCAGGGTGCGACGAAAGTCATGAGAAGAGAACTCACCAAAACCCAATGAATCTTTTATTCGCCTGAGGAATTTATTTGCGCCAGAAATGGTCATCGGGGTTTTCAGATCTTCACCCGGGAAAAGTACATTTCCATAAGTCATTTCGGCCTTTTTCAGTAAATCATCTGCAGCAGAGAAAATTGGACGCCTGATAATTTTATTGGTTTTGCTTTTTTCAGCCGGCACGATCCAGAGCCCCTCCTCTCTGTCAAACTCACCTTTTATAGCCAGCCGCAGTTCACTATTTCTGGCGCCGTAAAGCATCAGTAACTGATGAAGCAACCGGTTAGAAGTAGACCCGCGACTACGCTCTATAGCCATCCAGATTTTTGCGAGCTGGTTATAGCTGAGAGTAGTCTCGCCAACCGCTGGCTTTACGCCAATGTCTTTCGGCTGTAGAAGCATCAGTTCAGTTGTACTGATGAACTGTCGGCGCATACACCAGCCAATAGCCGAACGTAGCTGTATCAACAAGTGGCGGGCTCGGCGAGGGTTGATTCTCTCCTCTTCAGTGAACCTCTCAACCCACATACGCACGGGAATATCCTCGATCGGTATACCTGAAAAGGCATCTCTCATCTGCTTTATAACCGTGGATTTATAAAGCGCGACCGTTTTCTCCCTCAAGGTCACATCAACATAATTTTCTTTCCAATAGTCCAGGCAGTCCTTTACCGTTGGTTTATCCTTGGATTTGTTGTTGCCAGCTAGCGACCGTGGATCAATGCCCTTATCTGCTGACTCCCTCAAATCTGCAACTATATTGCGAGCCTCGCGTAGCGTCAGCGCCGGGTAGCGCCCCAGCCCCATTCGGTTCTGCTTTCCCTCCCAGCGAAACCGAAATTGAAAGCTGATAACCCCTTTGGGGGTTATACGAATCCCAAGCCCATCAGAATCAGTAATTTCAGATGGGCCGGAATATGGTTTACCATAGATAGAACGTAGCTTCGTGTCACTGATCGCCATATTATTTTCTGTACTCAT